AACCTTCAACTGTTACAGAATTTAACAGTTTTACTTTTAACTTAATTAGTGCTGCAAGTAGCACAGAAACGGGAGGCGGGTTCCAATGTTTAGCTGGACCTGTTAATGATAGAGCATGACATACGCAGAATTAAAACAAAAAATTATAGACTATACCGAAGTATCTAGTAATGTTTTTACGGATACTATTTTAAATGGATTTATTCAAGATGCAGAGCTTAGAATTTTAAGAGAAGTAGATTCTGATAATAATAGAAGATATGATACAGCAAAATTAATTGTTAATACTAGATTTATAGACACACCTTCTAATTTATTGGTTGTTAGATCTGCTCAAATTGTAGATTCTGACGGTACAGCTTTAGCCGATAACAGAGATTTTCTTCAATATAGAGATACTAATTTTATGTCAGAGTTTAATCCTAAAGGAGAAACAGGTGTTCCTAAATATTATAGTTACTGGGATGAAGATACTTTAGTTTTTGCTCCAACTCCGGATGCTACTTATACGATTCAAATAAATTATATCTTGAAAACACAGGGATTATCGTCTACAAATACTACTACATACTTAAGTCAAAAATTTCCCAATGGTTTATTGTATGCTTGCCTAGTTGAGGCTTATGGTTTCTTAAAAGGACCCGTTGACATGCTCCAGTTATATGATAAAAAATACACAGAGGCAGTCAAAGGTTTCTCAATTGAACAAATGGGAAGACGAAGACGGGATGAATACCAAAGTGGTGTTCCTCGAATAGGAAAACAATAGGAGATAAATTATGGCTATAACACAAGCAATTTGCAATTCATTTAAAAAACAGCTTTTAGAAGCAGATATGAATTTCAAACAAACTGGTGGTGATAAGTTTAAATTAGCTCTTTACATTTCTACAGCAACTCTAAATTCAGCTACAACTGCTTTTACAGCGACAGGTCAAGTTGGAAACAGTGGTCAATACACTTCAGGTGGTGGATTACTTGTTAACAACGGAACTTCTATTAGTGCAGGTGTGGCAAGAGTAGACTTCGCAGACAGATCGTTTACTGGAGTGACGTTAACTGCTAGAGGAGCAATGATTTACAATACATCATCTGACACAACTAATGCAGCAGTTTGTATTTTAGATTTCGGAAGTGATAAAACAGCTACATCAGGAACTTTTACAATTCAGTTTCCAGCGCCAACATCAACTGCAGCGATTCTAAGAATCTCTGGTTAATAGGAGGTAAACTCCTATGAGCACAGGTGCATGGGGCCAGGTAACCTGGGGTTACGCTAAATGGGGTGAATTAGGAGATGCAACAACTTCTCTTAATAATACCAATCTATTAGCTACAGCAAATGTTGGAACACCAACTCACGAAGGTGAAATTAATACAGGTTGGAGTAGACAAGGATGGGGTGTTAATGGTTGGGGTATTCAAGGTACTTTAATTCCTACTAACACAAATTTATCTATTTCTGCAAATTTAAATTCCGTAACTATTAATAATGAAATAAATACAGGATGGGGATCGGATACTTGGGGAACTGAATTATGGGGATCCTCTGGACTAATAGTTCCTGTTACCAATACTAATTTATTAATTACAGCCGCTGAAGGATCTGGTGGTATTTCTTTTGATGGTGATTCTAATTTAACTCTTACAGGATTACCTTTAACTACTACTTTAAATAGTGCAGACGGATTTGCTGCTTTCACTGCAACACCTACAGGTCTATCTATGACAATGCAATTGTCATATGACCCTGAAACAATAACCCCTGCTGCTTTACCTATGACTATGACTCAAGGTACAACTAATCTTGATGCAAATACAATAGTAGAAGTAACCTCTACTTCTGTGGGTTATTGGGGATACAAATCTGCCTGGGGTAATTTTGCTTGGGGTGATGGAAGAACTGAAACTCTAGCAATGTCTATGTTAGAAAATTTTTCTGGTATAGATCCAGAACCAGATGTTTCTTTAACAGGAAATGCTATGGCCGCTGCTTTAGCCGCTGGAAATACTTTTAATATTATTGGAAATGCAAATGTACCTGTAACAAATGTAGCTAATAATTTGTCAATGACCCTTGCTACTGGAAATGCTACTCTAGAAGCATTAACTCAAGTAGATGTAACAGGACTTCCGTTAACAGCTACTTTGAATAGTGTTACTGAAGTAACAGGCACAGCAACTGTAATTCCAACAGGATTTGGATTGACAAATAGCCTAGGAACGGCTACAAATGTATTGATTTGGAATGAAGTTAATACTGGCACAGCACCAGTCGATCCTCCAGGATGGCAAGAAGTCAATACCAACGCTGCATAATTATAGTTTGACACTATAACAAAATTTTAATAAATTAAGTAAATCGGAGAATAAAAATATGGCGAATTCAACATCAGCAAGTTTAAAACTTACAGTACAGGCCACTGGAGAAAATTCAGGAACTTGGGGACAAATTACAAATACAAATTTATTAATCGTAGAACAAGCAATCGGTGGTTTTGAAGCAGTTGCTATCACTACTGGAGCAACTCTTGTTTTTACAAACGGTGCCATTTCAAATGGTAAAAATGCAGTCTTAAAATTAACAGGTACAATTGCAGGTGCGGTTAACGTAGTAATCCCTGATTCAATTGAAAAAACTTTTATAGTTGATAATGCTACTTCTGGTTCTCATACAGTAACTTTTAAAACTTCTTCTGGCACAGGTGTAACTTGGGCAGCGGCAGATAAAGGTACTAAAATGGTTTACTCTGATGGTACTAATGTTGTTGATACAGCATTCACAGAATTATCTTCAGACTTTTCACCACAACTTTCAGCAGACTTAGACACTAATTCACAAAATATAATCATAGACGATGCACATAATATTCAAGATGAAAACGGAAACGAACAATTAGTTTTTCAAACAACTGGTTCGGCTGTAAATGAATTTGAATTAACAAACGCAGCTACAGGTAATGCACCTCAAATTGCAGTTACTGGTGGCGATACTAATGTTGACATGAATATTACTCCAAAAGGAATTGGTAGAGCAACTTTCAACGGTCAAGGTAAAATTCAAAGTGTTGCAGAAAAAGTTACAAATTCAGCAACCGCAGCTACAGGAACTATTAACTATGATGTTCTTACTCAAGCAGTTTTAAATTTTACATCAAACGCTGCAGGAAATTACACTTTAAATATTAGAGGTGATGGATCAAATTCTTTAAACTCAATTATGGATACGGGTGAATCAATTACTATTGCACACTTAGTACCACAAGGTGGATCTGCTTATTATAACAACGTAGTTCAAATTGATGGTTCTACTGTTACACCAGAATGGCAAGGTGGATCAGCGCCATCTGCAGGTAATGCAAGTTCAATTGATGTTTATTCATATACAATTATTAAAACTGGAGACGCTACGTTTACAGCATTAGCTTCTCAAACACAGTTTGCGTAATAAATTAGGAGGAGAAAGATTATGCCACTATTAGGAACTATTGGAGCAGGAGGTTCAAGAGCATTTGGTTTTACATCAGGTAAAGGATCTATCGAAGTAGAGTATGTAGTAGTCGCCGGCGGTGGAGCTGGTGGTGCAGCTTTTAACTCTTTTACCGCTGGTGGTGGAGGAGCTGGTGGATTTCTTGCAGATACAGGTTTAAAATTATTTTTAGGTACACCTTACACAGTTACAGTAGGAGCAGGTGGAGTTTCAGAACCTTCTGCTGGTACACCTCTCGCACCTGATTCAGTTTTTGCTACTGTTACAGCTAAAGGTGGAGGTAGAGGTGGTTTTGCTTCTTTTAACCCCTTAGCCGGAAACGGTGGTTCTGGTGGTGGTCAGTCAGATAATAATATTGGAACTGGTACTCCAGGACAAGGAAATGACGGTGGAAGTGGTAGTACTACTGGCGGCGGCGGCGGCGGTGGCGGTGCTAGCGACGGTAGTGGTACTGGAGGAAATGGTGCAGGAAGTACTGCTAATAGAGTTGGTGGAAACGGTGGTGCTGGTAAAACTGATAGTATAAATGCCGTAGCAAGAGCTGGTGGAGGTGGTGGAGCATATAATGGCTCTGGCTCAACTGGTGGAAATGACGGTGGACCAGGAGGTAATGGACCTTCAGCAAATGGATTACCTGGAGAAGTAAACACTGGCGGTGGCGGTGGCGGCGGATCTGGAAATGGACCGGGCTCAGGGCCTAACGCAGGTGGAGCTGGTGGTTCTGGAATTGTTGTTGTAAAATATCCAGATACATTTACTATTTCAAATCCTGGTGGTGGTTTAAGTATTTCAACAAGTTCAGGAGGTGGAAATAAAATTTCTAATATTACAGCGGGAACTGGAAACGTGGAGTTTAGTTAATAATATGGCACATTATGCATTTTTAAATGAAAACAACGTAGTAACAGACGTTATTGTAGGTAAAAACGAAAACGAAGATGGTATTGATTGGGAACAACACTATGGTAATTTTCGAGGTCAAACTTGTAAAAGAACTTCATATAATACACAACATGGTATACATCATACACTTACTGTTAACGAAGATGGTAAAACAATTAGAAACGTATCAACAGATCAATCAAAAGCATTTAGATTAAATTATGCAGGGATAGGTTTTACTTATGATGAAACATTAGATGGTTTTATCGAACCTAAACCATTTGATTCTTGGGTATTAGATGAATCAAAAGGTAAATATAATCCTCCTGTCGCTTATCCTGAAACTTATACACAAAATCTTACTAACCCAATAAGTGGGGACCCAATGCCCGATCTATATTTATGGGACGAAGATACAACATCTTGGACTTTACAAACTGATTAAAATACTTTAATAGAGTATTAATGAAAGAAACAAAAATTAGCGGCACGATTAGAAAAATGAAAGAAGCAAGGATTATTGGAGTATTTCCAACACCTGTTTACATATCTCAATTAAATAGAAAATTAACATCCTTAGAATTAAAATTTGTAGAAAAAAATAAAAAAAATTTTACAAAAAATGCAGGTAATACTACGTCTGCTAATAATTACATCTTAAATGAAAAACCATTTAAAAAATTAAAAAAAGAATTAGAGCTAAGAGTAAACGATTATTTTCAAAAAATAATATCATCTAAAAATAATATCACACCTTTCATCACACAATCTTGGATAAATTATACTGAAAAAGATCAATATCATCATAAACATTGTCATTCTAATTCAATTATATCAGGTGTGTTTTATATTAATTGTCATAAAACATTAGATAAAATTACATTTTTTAATGAAACATATAAAATTATAAAACCTGAAGTTAAAAATTGGAATTTATTTAATTCAGAATCATGGTGGTTTCCAGTGACAACAGGGGATATTTTTTTATTTCCCTCTTCCTTAAGTCATGCGGTAGAAACTAAACAAGGGGAAAATACTAGAATAAGTTTATCTTTTAATGTTTTTATTAAAGGAACTGTTGGTAGTAATCATGATCTAACAGAACTTATATTAGATTAGCTATGAAAAAAAATTTAGATGTTTATGTAAAAAGAATACCTAAATTTTTAAATAAAAATATTTGCAATAAAACCATAAAAGAAATTAAAAAATTAAATTGGCAACAACATGAATTTTATGATGTAAATACTAAAAAAAATATAAATAGGTCTGGGAAACAAGAACTAGATGTATCAATGAATATGCGGAATGATGGTATAGATTCAAAAATTCTTATGGTAAAATTATGGTCAGCAATTGAAAGTTATATAAAAGATTATAATTTTTATTGGTTTAATAGTTGGCAAGGTTATTCAAAAATAAGATTTAATCGTTATTCAAAAACTAAAAAAATGGCAGAACATTGTGATCACATACATTCCTTGTTTGATGGTCAAATAAAAGGTATTCCTATTTTAAGTATTGTTGGAGTTTTAAACGATAACTACGAGGGAGGAGAATTTATAATGTTTAAAAATAAAAAAATTGAACTTCTGGCAGGAGACTTATTAATATTTCCTTCTAATTTTTTATATCCTCATAGAGTAGATCCTGTTAAAAAAGGAACAAGGTATTCTTATGTTTCTTGGGTATATTAATATATGCATACTTTAATAATTGATAATTTTTTATCAAAAAAAGAATGTGATTTTTTAATTGACTTCTATAAAAAAAATAAAAAGAAAGCTTTTCTTTTTCGCGATGTTTATCCTCTTAGTCTAAATAAAAATAATTCTAAAATTAATTTTTTAGTAGAAAAACTAGAAGAAACTTCAAAGTTATTTAATTGTAAAATTGATTGGTTTGAATTAGTAAAATGGCCTGTAAATTCCAAACAAGAGTTACATTTTGATCTAACAAGTGGTGAAACAACTCTAGCTTCAATAGTTTATTTAAATGAAGATTTTGAAGGGGGTCAAACTTACTATAAAGATACCACAACTATTAAACCTGTTTTAGGTAGAGGTTTATTTTTTAATGGTGTTTTTTATAAGCATGGAGTCAACAAGGTTGAGAAAAATACAAGGTATGTTGTAGCAGCTTGGTATAAAAATTTATAATATATGAAACCATTTAAATTAAATGACAAAAATAATTTTTTAGCAGGTTGGTATATTGATGAAAAAGTGTGTGATCAAATGATTAATTATTTTGAAAAAACAAATGAGACAGATAGTGGAAAAAAAGGAAAAGGTTTAATTGGAAAAAAAACGATAAATTTAAAAATTAAAGATTCTTTAGATTTGCCAATACGTGCTACTATAGAAGCTCCTAAAGAAGTTAAGGATTACTTAGATCAACTATCTAAAGTTTTAGATAAATATTTAAAAAAATATATCTGGGCAACTCATAAACATACTGAATTTAAAATAACTGAAGATTTCAATATTCAAAAATATCCTAAAAAAGGAGGGTTTAAAATTTTTCATTTTGAAAGAAATGGACTTAAAGAAATTAGAGATAGGCATTTAGTATTTATGACCTACCTTAATGATATAAAGGAAGGGGGAGAAACAGAATTTTTGTATCAAAAAATAAAAATAAAACCTAAAAAAGGTTTAACTGTAATATGGCCTTCAGACTGGACTTTTACTCATAGAGGCATTCCTGCTGAAAAAGAAATAAAATACATAGCAACAGGATGGTATAGTTATATCTAAAAATTCATAGTTTGCTGTATTACAGGGCCTGGTTTTAAGTAATTGATATCTAAATAAAAAGCAGATATATTAACGATTATGGCCTTAAAAAAAGTAGATTTTGCACCTGGTTTTAATAAACAAAGCGTACCTTCCGCTCTTCCTGGACAATGGGTAGATGGAGATTTTGTACGTTTTAGATATACAGCACCTGAAAAAATAGGTGGATGGGAACAATT